CAATAAAGTCCAAGAAGCATATAAAAAAGGTCGATTAGAAGCATACAAAGGAAAAATCAATCCTTACACTAACTCTGAAATAAAGGACGAAACAGATATCAAAGTATACGAGAATATGTATGCTTTAGATAAAGCTGGTAAAGACCCTATATCTGATTATGCTAATTACATAGCAGATAAAGAAAGAGAAGCAGAAAAGGAAAGATTAGAAAAAGAAAAAATACAGGAAAATGCAAGAAAGGATATTGAAGATTTTTCTGCAAAATATCCTAATGTTGATATTCAACAATTACTAGATGATGAAAATTTTACTGATTATATGGAAGGTAAAAACAAATCATTAGTAGAAGTGTATGAAAGTTTTAATAAACTTAAAAATCAATTTAGGACAAGTGCTATTGATGTAGCAAAACAGACTATCGCTAATGCTAATGCTTCACCAGGTAGTTTAGGAAGCGGTAGTGAAATGACAATCAGTTATGACAATATGAGCAGTGAAGAATTTAATAAAATTGTTCAAGGAGTAATTGATGGTGATATAAAATAACGAAATCCTGGTAGAAAGAAGGAAATAAATTATGGCAAATGTTGTACAAACAATTACCAACTTAACAGTTGAAAATCAAACATTTTATGATAGAGCATTACTAGAAAGATGTTTACCAGAATTACCTTTATATGATGATGCTCAAAAGAAAAAAATACCAGCAGGAAAGGGAACTAGCATTGAATGGAGAAAGTGGAATAGTTTAGAAGCTGCAGACACTCCATTAACTGAAGGTGTAACTCCATCAGGTTCAGAATTAAATATTACAGCAATCACTAAGAAGTTAGATCAATATGGTGATTATGTAACAGTATCTGACGTATTAGAAATGCAAGCTAAAGACCCAGTAATCACTGAAACAAGCCAATTAGAAGGAGAACAAGCAGGATTAACTTTAAATAAAGTTATTAATAAAGAAATCACTGCAGGAACTACAGTTCGTTATGGTGGTTCAGCTACATCTACAGGTGCATTAACTGCAGCAGATGTATTAACTGGTTCATTAGTTAAAAAAGCAGTTAGAGATTTAACTAAAAATAATATCAAGAGATTTGATGATGGATATTATCATGCAGTAATTAGTGCAGAACAAGCATACGATTTAATGAATGACACTGCAAACGGTGGATGGATTGATGCTAACAAATACACTAATGCTATGCCTTTATTAAAAGGTGAAATCGGATGTTATGGTGGAGTTAGATTTAAAGTATCTAGTGAAACTATGACTGGTGAAGGTGCATCAGGTGCAGCAGTACATAAAGGATTAATTTATGGTAAAAACACATATGGTGTTCCAGAAATTGGTTCAGGTGCTGCAAAGCCAAGAATTATTGTTAAACAAAAAGGTTCAGCAGGAACAAACGACCCACTAGATCAAAGAGGTTCTATTGGATGGAAAGCTATGTTTGCTTGCCAACGTTTAAATGAACTTGGAATCGTAAGAGTTGAAACAGGAGTGTCTGCATAAGGCATTCCTTTTCTTATATAAGAAATAATAGAAAAGAGGAAATAAGATGGCTAAAGAAGTCAAAAATTTAGATGAAAATAAAAATGTAACTCCAGAAATGGACAAAGAAAACCCAGTTAATGAAAATGAAGCATTAATGGAAGAAATGAGAAAATTAAAAGAGGAGCTTCAAGCAGAGAGAGAAGCGATTGCTAAAGAAAGAGAAGATTTAACTGCGGAAAAAGAAAAAATTGCAGCAGAACTAAAACTTCAACGTTCTGATGTTGTTATTAGTAAGGAAGATAAACAAAATGATTTTGAAGAAGCAAAAAGAACTGCTGATAAATTAAATAAAGATTTAATCAAAATTAAGATTCCTGTAGACAAAGAAAACCCAGGTGAAAAACTTGTTCCAGTTACTATTAATGGATGGACTTGGACAATTAAACGTGGAGAAGCTGTAGAAGTTCCAGTAGCAGTAGCAGAATTATTAGAAGGTGCTAATTATCTTTAGCATCTTTTTCATCAAGTTAGTAGATTAGTGAGTGCAACTCTCACAAACTTGACCTAGAAAGGAGCTGTTAATATGACATGGGGAGAAATCCAAATAGAAAGTTTAAAGAAAATGTTTTTAAATAAAGAAATATTAAAAATAGAAGAATTAGAAACATATAAAACAGATAAAAAATATAAAACATATTTAGATGCAATGCCACAGGCTTGCAATGAAGCAATTAATTATATTATAAATCTAGAACCGATTATAAAAGTGGAAGAATTAGAAAAAACTGCCGAAAATGATAAATATGACTTAAAAGAATTAATTAGTGATTATAAAAAATTCCATAACATTAGTTCTGAATATTCAGTAATGTGGAAAATGTTAACTAAAAATATTATAAAAATAGATGGATGGAAACAAGGTAATATTGATATATATTATGAAGCATATCCAAAAAAAGTAACAGGGTCCACATCTGCGGCAACAAAAATAGATTTAGAAGAAACATTTACTAGATTAATTCCACTATATATAGCAGGGGAATTATATAAAGATGATGATTTAACTTTATCAACAATGTATATGAATGAGTTTATGACAAATTTAAATTCAATGATAGATAACAATAATTTTATCAACAATAATATTCAAAGTACTTATAGAATGGAGTGGTAATTATGTATAGCATTCCTGCACAAGCAAAAAAAAATTATTATAGAAATCAAAAATTTAAAGGTGTTGATTTTACATCATCAGAATTAGAAGTAAGCGATAGTAGAAGTCCAAATGCTAAAAATGTAATTAATAATAATGGATATATAGAATCACGAAATGGATATAAAGTATTAAATACAATTGGAAGTAGAATAAATGGTGTGTGGAATATTGATACAGAAGATGAAGAATTATTTTTAGTACATTCTGGAACTTGTTTGTATCAATGCTCAAGTGACTTTAAAGAAAGTGTATTGATATTTAATGGAATGAGTAACAATCGTTCTGTAGGATTGTATTTTGACGAATATTTATTAATATTTGATGGCGTCAGAACCGTAGTGTTTTCAAAATTTGATGGAACTAATTATGAAACTAAATTTTTAGATGAATGCGGATACATTCCTATAACATCAATAGCAAGAGATGCAAATGGTGGTGGAACTAGTTATGATAAATTCAATCTAATTAGTCCATATGCTATTAATACATTTTTGCCATCTAAAATAGAAACAGGATTAGATTCTGAAGGTAATCCTACATATAAAGACCAAGATATATTCAAATTAGATAGGCAAAACATACTAGAAGTAACATTAGTACAGGTTATGGACGAAAATGCTAATTGGATAGATAAAAAACCAACAACAGATTATACATATGATTTAACCAAAGGTGAAGTATATTTTACTCCAGGAGAAAGTCCTGTCTTAGGTAGAGATAGTGTTAAGATAATGTATAAGTATGATAATTCAGCAGATGTTTCAAAAATAAATAAATGTACTATAGCGACACTATATGGATATGAAGGTAATAACTCTAGAATATTTGCTAGCGGAAATCCGAAATATCCAAACTATGATTATTGGTGTGAACAAGATAATCCATTATACTGGCCTGATGAAAATTTTGCAAAAATAGGTATTGAACCAATAATAGGATATTCAAAATTAAATGATGGAACATTAGCTATTCATAAAAAACATAGTGATACAGATAATACGATATTTTATAGAAGTTACAACTTATTAAATGAAACTGAAGTGTTTCCGTTGCAAGATGGTGTAAAAAATATCGGATGTGTTAGTAGATATGCTAATGCAAATTTATTAAATGATCCATTAATATTAACCGAGAGTGGAGTATTTGCTATCGTTGGAAGTGAATATCAAGAAAAATTTGCTATGCAAAGAAGTTATTATGTTAATGGTAAATTGCTTAAAGAAGAAAATATGGAAGAAGCAATTGGAATTAGTGTAGATGGTAAATATTATCTAGGTATCAACAATCATGTTTATATAGCTGATAGTAGATATTTAAGTTATCCATCTAATGCTAAAACAGAACAATACCAATATGAATGGTATTATTGGGATAATATACCTGCAAGAGTATTTTTTTCTTGGAATAATAAATTATATTTTGGAACTGAAGATGGAAGAATATGTACTTTTACCGAAGAATATCAAGATATAGATGTACCAGTTGATGTACATTGGGAAACACCATATTTAGATATGGGTACAACACAATATGCTAAAACAATAAAAACAGTAACATTGATATTAAATCCAAAAGAAATAACAGATATAACATTTGCATATTTGACTGATGATGGAGAATCGGAAATAATTAAGAAAAATTATACTAGCAGTAACTATGCTAAAACAATAAATGAAAAAGAAAAAATTTCTAAATTTATGTTTGTGAAATTTATAATGAAAAATAATACCTCAAATAAAATGAGTTTTGAAGAATTAGGATGTGAATTTATCCTAGCAGGAAGATACAAAGGAGAGTGATAAAGTGGCTACAATAAGTAATAATGTTAAATTATGGCAACAAGAAGCAGAAGAACAAGCAAAAAAATATTCTGATGAAATAAAAAATAGTAATCAATATTTAATAGATCAATTGAATCAACAAAAACAAAATACATTAGAACAATTACAAGCACAAGAAAATAATGCAATTTATAATTTAAATTCAAATAAATCAAATATTAATCAAACAGCAGAAGATAGCGCTAGACAAGCAAATATTAATAGATTATTAAGTTTAAAAAGCAATGAACAAGCATTAAATAGAGCAGGATTAGGAACTCAAGGTATAGTCGGAAGTCAAAACGCTGCAATTAATAATAGTTATGGAGAAAATTTAACTTCAATACTAAATCAAAAAACAAGTGATTTAAGAGAGTTAGAAAAAGAAAAAAATGATACTTTATTAAAATATAATGAAAATAGATTGAATTTATCTAATGAATATGATAGTAATTTAGCAAATTTACAAGCATCAATAGATGATAAAGCATTAAGTCAATACAATACAGTCTACAACAACTATCTAGCTATGAAACAACAAGAATATGAAAATGAACAAAACAGATTAGCAGCAGAAGAAGCAATTAGGCAATATAATGAACAAATGGAATATAAAAAGCAACAAGATGCTATAGCTAATGCTCAAATGTGGGCACAAATAAATGCACAAAAAAATTCATATGACTTTGACGATGAAAATAATGGTAGTGATAACAAAACAACGCAAGTAACAATGCCAGACGGATATTATTCTTCTAAAGCAGATATTGCCAAAGCATTGGGCTTATCAGTAGCAGGGGATTTTGAGAGTTATATAGATAATGATTATATAGATGAAGTTGTAATAAATGGACAAACATATTACAAAAAAGGAAGCAAAACACCATCATCAAATTCTAACAACAAAAATAGTTCTTCGACAAAAAAACAAAACACATCATTGTTAGATAGATTACTTAATGCAAGAAATGGCGGTATGTTTTAAGGAGGAATTACATGGCTAGATATGTTTATAATAATGGTAAAATGGAACAAGTAGATAAAAAAGGCAATGTAATAAATAATAAAGTTCCAATAACAAATTTAAAACGTAATTCAAATGTAAGAATAACAAATAGTAAAAAAAATAATACTGTGTTAGATAAAACAGGAGCAACACTAGGAAATACATTATTACTTTTAGGTAAAGGTATCGTAGATAAAGGTGAACAAGCATTAGATTTTTTAAATGATTGGACCGCTAAAACTAATTCTGCAGCATACAAACTTCTTGGTAGGGATGATTTAGCAAAACAAGAAACTGAAAGTAGAAGAAATTTTATAGAAAGAGATTTAACTAGCGAATTAGGAGAAAAAACTGGAGCTAGTCAACAAATAACAAATAATGAACAAAATGGTTCATTATTAACAAGAGATAATTTAGGTGGTCAAGTAGTTCAAGCTGTAGGCGGTATGATACCTACATTATTGCTAGGTAAAGCAACAGGAATAGGTGAATTAAATAATGCACTTAATGCATCTAAAATGGGAACTTTGACCAAAGTAGGAACATCAGCATTAATCAATGCACCAACAAATGCAATGTTAGCAAGTAGTAGTTATGGAGGAGCACTAGAAGAAGCATATTTAAATAGCGCTACCGAAGCAGAAGCTACAAAGTATGCTATAGGTTCAACCGCAGTAGAAATTGCATCAGAATGGATAACTGGTGGAGTTCCTGGAACAAATGGAAAAGGCGGATTAGATAATTTAGCCGAAAAAAGTATAGATAAAATTAGTAATAAATTAGTTAAGGATTTAACTAGATATGGTTATAAAATGATTGGTGAGGGCGCAGAAGAAGGAATTGCAGAAATAATGTCACCAATATTAAAAAATGCTACATATTCCAAAAATGAAAAAGTAGATTGGAATAATGTTATTAATAGTGCAATAGTAGGTGGTATATCTGCTGGAATAATAGAAGCACCAAATACAGTAAGTAATATATCTAATGATATAAGACAAAATAAGAATAATACTAAATTACCGACTGTTAATGATTTAGTAAAAAAAGAAAATAATGCTAATTTTAATAATA